TGTAGCACCTGTGCCGTCACCCGTAATTGTAACTGCTGGCGCTGTAGCATAACCAGAACCACCTGATGTTACGTTGATAACGTGAATGCCACCATCAACGGCTGCAACTTGTACGTCCCATTGATCTGAACCATCATCCGAAGCAAGTGTTTGCACTGGAATGTAATCGTTCGTCAAAAACTTCAATGCTTTAGCAGTAGTGACTGTGTACATGTATTTCCAAATGTATCCGTCTGCTGTGGTGAATGGGGATGTGCTTACGCCCGATGGCTTTGTCGTTGACGCTGTTGCGCCAGCATTCTTCAAAACTTTATATACATTATAGTCTTCTGTGATAACATAAAAATCGTCAGACTCAAGTAAGTTTGTGTCTTGGTCATCATACTTGTCATAGACTGTACCAGCAGTCCAATCATATCTTGGAATAGCGTGGCTAACGTCTGCTGGGGTAATACGCTTTGCGGCGTACATATCACGCCACGGAGTATATTCAACGTTTGCAGTTGAATTTACTGGTGTTGGAGGTGCGTTATCGTTTGGAAATGCGGTACTTTTTCCAATAAACAAATACATGATAGTATTTGACGTTTCAGAAAATGCTTCTGCGAATTGCTCTGCATTGTGTACTCTGAATTTTGTAGTTACAATTGATGCCATTAGGTGTTCTCCCTTTGAATGCGATACTTAAAGTTGTTTTTCATTTACTTATTTATACAAAGTTTTTTGAAATTTTATGGATTTATTTTATATGCAACCACATTAGTAAATGGTGTTGCTGGACTTCTATCTATAACCATGTTTGTTGTACCAAACACTGCTTGAATTATGAAATATTCATTGTTGGCAACAAATATGTCACCGCCATTGAAATCTGCCACAAAATTAGTTCCCACACCAACCACAACCGGTGCAGTCGCACTAATCACAACGCTATCAATTGCGTTAATAGCAACGTTTTCAAATGCGGCAAGAGTATATGTAGAATAATCTTGCACTGCGGAAGAAACTGTACCAGATATTGGAACGTATGACACATAAGATGTATTAGCTACCGATGATGAATTATCGATAACATTTTCTAAGTATACAGTATCTATCGATGTTGAAGATGTTGTAATTACAGATTCTGTCGTATATGACATGAATCCTAATGAAGAAATTTTGACAGAGTATTCTTGATTTAAAAGAGATATTCCGAGATTTTCGACATTAGGAAATTTATCTATTATCGAATATACAGATTGATACGCTGGAGTTTCATAGTATGGATCACTAAAGGCAACGTTCTCTAATGTTGAAATCGGGGTATTGATCCAATCATCACCCAATACGCCAGTAGAGAATAGAGGGATATCTTCATATGTGACACCATATGCCTTGATTTCATTCGCACCCGATGTAAGTCGTTTTATCGTAGCCATCGGTATTGGAAGTATACCCGCATCCGATTCTAGCGGAACCTGTACAACGAATGTCCTGTTTTCAATTGATGCGTCTGCGGCATTCTCTGTCAACAATCTTATTGTGTATTCCTGAACGTTCAAGTCAGTGTTTACAGTAATAAGCGGACTTTCAACAGTCAACGTCATTGATATAAACGAATCGGCGTACTGTCCGCCAACAGAGAATTCACTGAATATTCGAACGATCATTCTCTCAAGATTATCAAGTAAACTTGAAGAAACAGTCATATCATTGAGAATCTGAATTTCACCAAAATATATTAAACCAGCAGGGTGAATAATAGATTTCAGTGTATCCGAATATGTTTCAAATGCTAAACCACTCTTGATAACATAAGAGTAGTCTTGATAGTAATATGAGTCTTGAATAATTTTATAATCAATCTTACCATCATCGCCCACCCAAACACCATCTTTAATTCCAAGTCCTGAAATAGTTGCTGTCAGATTTGCATTGCCATCACCGACTGTATTTGCGATTGCATTTGCTGTGCTGTAGTTGATACCAAAATTTGTAATTTGAACTGCACGAATCGAACCAATACCTGTGATATTGTTAGATGTGTCAACAGTGACGTTTGCACTATTGCCTTGAATATTTGTTGCAATTAAATTTGCGCTAGAACCAGTTGTTGTGGTGATTGTAATTGTTGGTAAATTCGCAGAAGTATAGCCAGTACCAAAATTAGTTAACTCGATGCGTTTGATTGGACCTTTTACTAACCAATCTTCATTCTTAATAATGTCATCGTAACTACCATCAGCCTTCATCTGAAAGCCGTCTTCAAACAAAAAGTCAAATGTTGTTGTCTCAACAACAGAAGCAATTTGTCCGGCTGCATTTGCACCAGCACCGCCAGTAAAGATAAGAGTATTTCCAACGCCATAATTAGAACCAGCATTGCTAATAGTAATTAACTTGTCAGACAGTAATCCTAAAGATGCGACTGCTGTATCTTGTAATGTGATTCCAGGCTTTTTGAAATAATTTTCGCCTCTATTGATAATAGAGACTTTAGAGATTTCACCAAGATTATATGTGTTCGCACCAGAAGTTACTGTGTATGTGTTTGCTAATTCAGTAACTTGTATGATGAGTCCAGAACCACCAGTTCCGGAGTTGTTGATTGTCGCAGTCGTGTTTAATTGATATCCATGTCCGACTGTATTGATAGACAACGCACTAATTGGCGATTCTTTAATTGAAGAAACTCTAGCTTGCGCTTCCGAACCATTGCCAGTAATTGTAATGAGATCGCCATCTGCATATCCCGATCCACCATCGACAATAGTGATGCCAGACAGGATACCATATACTGTTGTGACTAAGTTTGTGTCAGTGATATCTTCAACGCTTTCGCCCGCAATGAATGCACCGCTGACAAGTTTCAAAGTCATCTCAGCAACTTCGATTGATCCAATAAAGAATTTTTTAATGTCAACTACGTTAGCAAGAAAGCCTGAAGTTTTTCCACGAATAGTTTTGTTTAGAAATAAAAATATATCTCTGTCAAATGAATTGCCTAAAGCATTTATACCAGTCGCTTTTGCTTGTGTTCGAATGATTTGTGTCTTTTCGAAATTACCATCAGACACACGTAGAATGTCTTCGCCTGGATAATAAAACTCGATGCTATCGTTATACAATAGTTTAAAGAGAAATCGGTAAGAGTCTTCGTTACTCTTCGATTGAAAGAATTCTTTGAACTTTAAAGCAATCGTTCTTTTATCACCATTGAATGTGATTGGAATACTAGGAAATAACTCATCTTTCAAGTATCCAATATAATTGTCAATAGACGTTTCGATGTTACGATAGTCTAATATTTTTCCTGTTTTACGTACAACGTTATCTCGAACAACGCTTACGATTGCGGTTGCGCCTGATGTTTGTCCAGTTATAATTTCAGACAAGTTAAATGGCGCTCTAGTATCAACCTGCACAATCAATTCACCAGCAACAACTTCTTTGACGATTGCAGTTGCGCCAGAGGCAGAAATAATAGTTTCACCTCGAACGAATGTTCCAGTTGTACTTGTTATCTCTACTTTGGTAGTTTGCATCCATTCATAGTATGCTTTCATAAACAACAAAAACTTATCGGACTCAGCGGCCATGTCGCCCGAAAGTATTGTGTCTATGCCAAATGATGGCTTGAATTTAGAATCTGACATTTATTTTTTATCTGTATACTAAGCTGATCGAATTGTCATCAATTACACTGACTGAAATATCTTCGTCACGAATTGAAATGATTTGACCTCTCAGAGGAAGAATGTCTTTGTTTTGTGGAAATGCAGTTAACTTTAATGTTGTGCCGCCATCATTGAATGCAGTTGGCGCAAAGTTTGTTAGTATAACTTTACCTGTCGTATAGTTAATGGTTCCTGCGTTAATAGATACGGCAATGTTTTCTACGCCTAATGTTCTGTAAATACGAATTATGCCGTTGTTGTCTTCTAAAAAGCAGTCTGAAAACCCACCAATTGTAAATGAGTTTGATGTTATTTTATTGCCCACGCCATAAGGATGTGTCGATGGTCTATTGTTTGTAGCATTGTCGATTGCATTAGAAAAATTAATTTCATATCGTGTTGAAACACCCAATTGAACCGCAACTTCTTTTCTCATTTGTGCAGTCAATACGTTACTTAGAATAGAACGTTCCGCAACGTCAATCAATCTTGACAGTTTAGAATATCTAAAATATGTACCAAACGTATTGATTTCTGCATCATTGTAATTTTTTATAACGTCTAAAACTAAATTAGAAATAGTATCCTCTGAGAGTGACGTTTTCTTTGCATCATAGTTTACCACACTTGATATCGTGACATACAGAAATTCTGGATCAACAATCTCAGTTTGTACTGTCAAAATTTTCTTAGGGTTAATTACTGAACTAATTAAGTTTTGTTTTTCTGTCGCAGTCAGAACCGAACCCGTAGTTGGTTTAATTGCAACAAAAACTTTTCCATATGTAGGTGGATCATTGTCTTCACCACCCCACACAACAACAGAGTCTACTGTTGGTTGTGCCAATAACAATGCTCTATAATCTTCGGCTGTCACTGCACGATTTTGTGCTTCATAAGATTTTGGCGCATTAAATTTAATTTGTGCAACAGTCTCTCTAGCCGAGCCACCAGTTGCTGGACTGGTTGCGGTAAAAGTTGCGGCCGTAACGTTTGTGATTGTGTCTGAATATGTCAGTGCGTTAATGTCATTTGCGAGTGCGCCATTAGACACTAGATATCGAATGACTAGAATGTTTCCGTTACTCAACGCTGTACCAAAAGTACCATCGCCAAATTTTAACTCATACAGTCCATCTTCAGATTCTTGTAAAAAGTACACCAAAGATGACGAATCAAGTTCAACTAGATTTTCTGATGGTGTGAATGTTCTTGTTGTACTATCCACAGCAGAGTTTAAGACTGTTACATTTAATGTTGTGGTGTCAACTCTTGAATTTGGAATTAAAAATCTTTGATCCGCATCACTAGACACAACAGTATATCGTGTTGTGATGAGTGTGCCTTCTTTGAGTGTGATAGTATCAGAAAATACGCCAGCGTTCGAGGATATAGTTTTCGAATTGACGTTTAGGAATTTATATGAAACTCCATCAATCGTGCCATTAAATTCTGTGTATTCTGGAATAGTAACAATAGATGGAGCATTCGCAACCGTGAGTGTTATTGTTCCTGTGATAGATGCTGACGATGTTGATCTTGGAAGATAATTCAAAGAATTGGCTAAGTTTACAACCGAATTTCTTTTTTGTGCTGTTGCCAGAAATGCCTCAGATGCTACCATGTTTAGATAGAACGAATTGTAGTATGTGTTATAAGCTAACATATCCAAAAGAACGGACATGCCAGAACCATCAAAGTTGTAATCTCTGAATTGATCCTGTGCCTGCAAGTATCTTTTGAAGTTATCTTTGATACCTTGAAAATTAAGTTCGTCTACTCTTAAATTATTGTCTATGGCCATTTTATGCCGCCCTCGTTAACGATGTTGATATAGAACCGGCTCTATTGATGTTTTTTATAATATACTGTATGTTCAATACAATTCCATTTTCTTCAAATTTAATATCAACTTCATTAACAGAAACTCTAGGTTCGTACTTATTGATTGCGTCAGTTATTTCTTTTTGTAAGTTGTACTCGGTAAATCCAGGTTCGTAGCTAAACAAATAATTGCTGATATCGCATCCATACTCAGGGTTGAACGGGCGTGTGCCTTTCTTCGTTCTGATTAAATTCATCACCGACCTTTTAATTGCCGTTTCATTTATGATAGGACGAATATCTCCACTCACCGGATGGGGAGTGAAGTCTAAAGATAAGTCTTTGAAGAATGCGATTTCTGCCATTTTTTTCTTTTATTTATGTTGTTTGTTCTGCCGTTTTAGACTCTTGAATTTCTTTTCTTCGTTCTTTTGCGGCTTTGGTAAACTCTGCTAATGCCTTTCTTGCTCTAGTGCCAGCGGCTTTGTTTCCCTTTTCATCAAACTTTGCATTCTCTGCAAGATATGATTCAAATAAATTTACTAAGTTTTCGTGATTTGTCATAATTATTTCCTTATAGATGTTGACATTTACTTGACATAGTGTTACACTACTGTGTAGCCTATGATATTAACCTTATTAAGCCGCAGGTACCGGAAGAGTCTTTGCAACAGCAATTTCAGCGTCTTGCAATATGTTCTTATCTTCTAGTGCCTTTATTCTTAATATCAATTCATTCAGGGTAGTATTGTTCAACCCATCAGAAAATCTTAACTCTGTATTTCCATGAAGTCTAAAATTAGTGTTCGTTGAAAGTGTAATCTTATCATCATTTGTATTCCACACAACCGAATTCTTTTCAGTAACAGTTGCAAAATTTCTAGTCATGCTTGGTGCAGTACCGAAATACTCTGCGGCAGCTTCTGGTATCGCAGGTAAGTATCCAAGAATCGCAGGCTCTTGTGCAGACATAGAATCTAAAAAGAAACCAAAAACCCAATCTCCAGCTTTCGGTGTTCCGTATAGGTTTGGAGTATTTAGGGGGTGAATAGTTAGCGACCAAGGCAAGTCTTCAGTCGGAACTAGATTGGTTGACTTTGCTGGATGATATCCAAAGCATCTCACTTTGCATCTGCCTAGCGTCAATGGATCGTTGATATCTTCAACAATTCCAATCCACCAAACAAATCCATCTTGCCCAATAAAATTTTTCATCAATTATCCCACATGCTTAAAGTATTGAATTTGTCTTTCTTGGTCTGCAACCCATTCATCTGATGGCTTACCTTCGCCTTTGTAATAGCGCAACGGCTTGCCAGTCTTTTTAGAAACTAACGCCCACTTGCCGTCTACTTGTTTAAGTGTCTCAATTAATTCTGGACCGTAAACTTCTTCTTCCCACTCTTCAGTTGAAAGTGTGGTGCCTTGTATAAATTCTTTAAATTTTTTCATAGCTTGTCTAACTCTGATGTGTCTACTGCGCCTGGAGGAACATTGTCTTTAATCCAAGTGAGTAATTGTTTTTTCACATCAAGTTCTTTCTTAGCAGGTTTTCCTGGTTCCTTAAGTACCAAATACTTGAAGTCTTTGATAACAGGATTGCCTTTTTTATCTTTGTATGCTTTACCTGTTTGCGGATCAACAATGAAAATTGTATTCTCTGGATTATTTAGAATGACATAAATCCCACCTTGAACAGTTGGCGGCATAGCTTTTGTTACTAAGTTATATACAGTCTGTGCCGCACCTGCGTGAGTCGCAAGCAAAATATCTTCTGGCACAACTCTTGCCCTTGATTTGTTATTCTTGATTGCAATCTGATAATTAGTCAGAACCCACGATACGTGAATGTTCTTTGGCTCATATCCAGCGGCAAACAGTTTTGGTAGAACATCTGTCATGTCTTCAACTTCTTTGAATGTGCTGTCAAGAATAAGATTTGGCAATTGCCCTTTTTCAGCGCCAGCAAGCATCAAGTCTAACGTCTTGTTTTTTACGTCAGTCGCACGGATGAGAACGTGTAGAATGTAAACATGCGTTGGAGTTTTCAAATTCAATTGACCCATCTTTAAATTCTTGTCAGTCAATTCTCTTTGAATAAGGTCTTTATCTTTCTCAGAAATTTTGTCGCCGTACTTATCAAGCAAGTCTTGAGTCGTAAATTTACCAAGCGCATCTAACTTTTGAAATGCAATTTTCAATTCGTCAACGTCACGTATTTTAAATTCAGACCCTTGCATAAAATGCTGAACGGCAAATCCTTTGCCCGAACCAGCACCACCAGCAAGGAACACAATCTGTCCATACTTTGCGCCATTGTTATAGAGTATTTGCTTCTCTATAAGCTGAGTCGCTTTGTAGTCTTTTAAGTCTACGTACTCTGAAAATTTAAGTTTTAAAGTCATTTGAAGTAACTCTCTTATAGGTATTGTAACTCTGACAAATCTTTTTCTGTCAAATTATTTTTATTAAAATCCATAGGCAATGAACCTCTAGACAACTCTAGTTTTTTAATATAAGTTGACAGTGTGATACTGTGCTTAACGCCAAATACGAAATATCTGCCAGAGTGATACTCATCTGCTATGATGTTTGATTTGCCAGGAATCAATTTCTTTTCTAATCCACTCGGTGTTATAAAATTCACAACATGCCCTGCGCCAATATTGTTTGTTGCGCCTTGAATGTCAATCTCTATCTTAAACATGTTTTTAGATAAACTACCAAAAATGTTAGTCTCTAGCCAATTACTGCGTTGAATCGTATCATTCAAATATGGGGATGAAAAGATTAATTTTCTTCCTTGAATCTCATTCTCATTGTTATTGTATGTGCTGAAAATGTTATTCTTGTCTAGTAATTTATTCGGATAAAAATCTTTAGTTGAATTGCTTTCTTTTGAATATCCGACACTGTTTACTGTGTGATTTCTTTTGATTGGATCGAGAGAAGTTATCGTTGTATTGTAATGCCCGAACAGCATTAACTCCAAATGATTGAAGTTATCTTTCTTTGTCAATCTAGCCGCACGAATGTAATTCGGTTCGATTTTAGCATCTTGATTCGGATCAAAGAATATGTTGTGTACACCGTAGCTAGTTGAATCTTCAACTAGTTTGTCGTAGCTTCCGAAAAAGTGTGTTGACGCAAATGCTTTGCCATCTGCATACGTACCGACAATTGGAAAAAATCTCTCAAAGAATAAATAAAATTTAGACTTAGAACATGCTCTTTGTGCCATTGCTTCAATTGCTTTGTGCGGCATTAGTCCTGTTGATATGAATGGTGTTGTCAAAGTTATTTTTGGATCTTCAATCATCAAATCATTTTTTGACATTTCACCAAACATAGATTTGACTGCATCTGCAAGTGATGTGTTCTTATAACTCTTAAACAGATTCTTCTTCATCGAGTTTACAAAACTTCTAGATGAAAAATACAGTGCATATCTTGCACCAACAGTTTCCATATTGGTTGTGTGTGCGCCAATCTTATTGACGATGAAATCTTCACGCCAGAGCAATATCTCATTTGTGATCGGCTTAGATAGTTTGATGACAAGTCGTTCGCCGCCTTGTAGCTGAAACTTTTCAACACCGCCACCAACGTCAGTTAGTATGACTGTGCCAATTACCGATGATGAAAACACATTCTCATCAATGTCTAAACTTTCAAATGCTTCAAGCAATGAAATTTTTAATCCTTGTCTTGTTATAATTGAAATTTCGTTGATAATAAAAGTTCCGCCAATATTACTACGAACGGTGTCTTTCGTATTCAGCGTTAAATCTGCGGTTTCAAACCCTATATCATCCGAAGTTCTTCCAAACGGATTAGGTAAATTGTAATATTGTGAAGTTGCCATATATTATATAATCGGCTTACTTAGAATCGATCTCAATCCAGATTCAACTGAATTAATTGCGCTTCTATTTAAAATTTTAATTCTTGATTTGTTTACGTTTAATTGCAATTCATACTCATAGACTGTCTCTAGACTTCTACTGTCCGTTGTTAAATTTGAGTATTCTATCGCATCAATTATATTTCTGTCTGCGTCATAGTAATGCTTTGTCGTTGACATTGCGTTCTGTAGACTGCCGTATTTGTTTATAATATATTCTTTAAATGTCTCAGAGTTTCTTGGCCAGTCATCATATATGCTATGCACGTTGTTAGTCAACATAATAATCCAATCATATCCTGGATCTTCATAGAATTTATACGAAATGAAGTCTGGACTCTCTCCATCAGAAACCACATAAGGTGTATATGAAATTCCTCTATATTGCGTGAGAAAATCTTTTATCTTAGTGACTACATTAATATCAATTGCTTTTAAGAAATTGTAGTCATCGACTTTGTACGCAATTTTTGGGTAGTATGTGAATATGCTCATATTAGAAAATTGTTCTTGATGCGTTGTTATGATCTGTAAATACTGCGCCGTCTGTTGGCAATGATGTTTCTTTCAAGCTAAGGCTTAATGTAACTTCTGATGGATAATACTTACCACCAGTAGCACCTTCAGGACTAAAAAATACCATTTTGTTTTGTCCACCATAATCGACCTGCACATTCTCTATGACACAATACTCACTAGAGAAAACTTGAGTTAAAAACGTATCAGTAGTTCCACCTCCGAATGCGCCTTTTTGCAAAACGATTTCGAATCTGCACATGTCTGGATATCCAAAACTAAAGTTACTTACTGATGTTCTTGCGCCTACATCCAGTGATACTGCTCCGGTGTTACCATTACTGAATAAATCGTTAATTTCTGTTTGAGTAAACGTTCCTGCATTCGGGTCTGGTGGCGCATTTGGGTCTGGCGCCGCAGTTTCGGGTGCTCGATTTGTTACCGTATCGTCTGCGCCTTTGACTTTAAGTGTTATATTATCGCCTGCGCCTTTTGGTGATGCGGCAATTCTAAATGATTTTATGATCTGTATCATTTTTTCAGCTTCTTGCATACTTGTCGGCTTCATCGTAAATGGTAACGTGAATCTTCTGAAAGTTGGACCTTGATAAACTAATTGTTGAAATGTGTTTAGCACTCTTCGTGTCATGAATTCGTATTGCGCTTTTCCTGACAAACCAGCAGAACCAAGAAAACCAGCGGCACTACCAGCAGCCCCTGCTACTTGTTTATATAGCGCATCGAGTCCGCCTTTGGCTGCGGCACCAAGGGCACCAGAAACCGTTCCATCTGAACTTGGTTGACCAAAAATTGACTGCGTTTCTTGAAATCCATTAGATAGCGCACTCTGAAACGATCCACCCATGCGTATAAATACGATTGGACCTCTTGCTGTCGTTCCTAATGGATCAAAGAATTGAAATCTTGCCATTGGTGTGACAAATCCTGAATGCCCATAATCTGCTCCGAAAATTAATGTTGTGCCGCTACCGACAGGATATGACGCCGCACTTCTATTCGTTTCAAACGGACCTATTGATATTGTCATTGCTGTTTCCTTAAACTAATCATTATTCTATTTATGTCATACAAAGGTAAATTTAAGCCTAAAAACTATCAAAAGTACAAAGGCAACCCAACAAATATTGTGTATCGTAGTTTGTTGGAGAGAAGATTCATGGTGTATTGTGATGAGACTCCATCTATACTCGAATGGTCTTCCGAAGAAGTTGTCGTGCCTTATGTGTCTCCTGTTGACAATCGATATCATAGATATTTTGTTGATTTCTGGATGAAATACAAAGACAGAAACGGAGAGATAAAATCTGTACTGATTGAAGTCAAGCCAGACATACAGACTCGACCACCTGTCAGAAAAAACACACCCAATGGTAAACCAACTAGACGATTTATCAATGAAGTAATGACATGGGGTGTCAATCAAGCAAAGTGGGAAGCGGCAACAAAGTACTCAATTGAAAGAAATTGGGAATTTAAAATCATAACCGACAAAGATTTGAGATAAATAGAAGATGATATTTGATAACATACTCATTCAAGGCGCTAGACAAGGCATCATTCCTGCAAGAACAGTTGCGGCAAGGGATTGGTACAGGTCTGCGGCCGGCAAATTAATGTCAAACATAAGTCCTTCAGTCTTTGAGAAAAGAACCGATGAGGCAAGAAAAGTTTCGTCA